TGTGAAAAAAACACACGTTAAGCCCCATGGAGGTGCACATGCAATTAGACAAAGAGACACAAACAAACATTAAGGCACTGATCGCGATCAGAGACGACCTTAATACTTCGCCGGCTGTTCGCATTCAGGCGATCCAAACCATGCAGAAGATCATGGACAATATCGGAGCGACTGCTTCTGATGATAGACTAACGGCTGACGACATTATGAAGAAAATACGAGGTGCGAAAAAGTGAAAGGAATATCGTACTTGAGTCAGAAGCTCACCAAGAAGAGAAGCAGAACCTTACTTCGCTATGATTTTTACGAGCAGAAGAAGAAGGCGCCGGATCTTGGCATCTCCACTCCTGAAGGTCTCGAGTGGTTCACCTCTATTAATGGTTGGTGTACTAAGGCAGTTGATATTCTCGCTGACCGCCTGCAGTTCGACGAATTCGAGGACGATACCTTTAACTTCACTGGTATGTTCGCCTTGAATAATCCCGACATCTTCTACGATGACGCCATCTTATCTGCTCTCATTAACTCTTGTTCATTCGTGTATGTGAGCAAGGGTTCTGTTATTGGTGGAAAGAAACAGATGCGCTTCCAGGTCATCGACGGAAGTAACGCTACAGGCATCATCGACGACTTCACCAAGTTGTTGACAGAGGGATATGCCGTATTGGATCGTGACGAATACGAGAACGTCAAGACCTATGCCTACTTTACGCCTGGAAGAACGGAAGTCTACGAGACAGGAGTCAAGGAGCCGATCGCGGTCGAGACATTCGACTCTAAGTATTGCGCGCTCGTTCCTGTTATTTACAAACCTGACTCAAAGAGGCCCTTCGGACATTCCCGCATATCAAGGGCCTGTATGGGTTATGCGAACTCTGCTATGAGAACAGTAAAGCGTATGGAGATAGCTTCCGAGTTCTACTCATTCCCACAGAAGTACGCTACAGGCTTAAGCCAGGACACAGAACAGATGGACACTTGGAAGGCTACGATGTCCGCTATGTTGACCTTCACCAAGGATGAAGATGGCGATAAACCGACGTTGGGACAGTTCCAGGTTGGATCTATGGGACCTCATGTAGAACAGTTAAAGTCCATCGCTTCGCTTTTCGCAGGTGAGACTGGACTTACGCTTGACGATCTTGGTTTCGTCACGAGCAACCCTTCAAGCGCAGAGGCCATCAAGGCTTCTCATGAGGGCTTGAGGCTTATGGCTGCTAAGGCGCAGCGTTGTTTCGGTGTCGGTTTTAAGAACGTAGGCTATATCGGAGCTTGTATGCGAGACGATGTTAACTACCAGAGAGAGGAAGTCTTCAAGACAAAAGTGATGTGGAGACCTGTATTCGAACCCGACGCGGCTATGTTGAGCCTTATCGGCGACGGTGTACTCAAGTTGAATCAGGCTATGGAGACAAACAGTCCATATATTGATGCAGACAAGATGCGCCGCTTAACGGGTATTGAGTGATGCTTACTTACGATGACATCAGGGAGCCTTTAATTGAGGCGATTCGGAACGATAGGAAGGCACGACAGTTATATGAGCTAATTCAAGCTAAAACAGGCACATATAACACCGCCTCCGAATACGCTATCCGCATCGGAGAGTGTCTTGCCCGAATATTGAGACAGAACGCACCGTTTGAGAGCATCGCTGAATGGGACTTAGAAAACTTAATACCACAGGCTTTGGGACTGGACCATGAATACGTGGTGCAGGCTTGTGAGCAGGCGCAGTTAGCCTTGAACGCCGACGCAGGACTTGGAATCAACTATGTACCTCCGATTTTTGACGGCAACAGAGCTTACGGGCTTGTGGCAGAACTCAGGAACCATCCCGAGTTTGTCAATATTGAACGAACATTCTACGACCAGATAGTCAACTTCTCGCAGAACGTAGTTGACGAGTCAATAAGAAGCAATGCTACCGTACTGAGCAATGCCGGAGTACAGTCTAAGATTGTAAGACGCCCCGAAGTTGGGGCTTGTGCGTGGTGCAGAGCCGTGGCAGGTACTTATGACTATGCAGATGTCAGGCGGACGCGAAGCGATGTATGGCGCAGACACGAGAACTGCCGATGTACTATCGACTTCGTCACTGAACGTAACGGCTCTGAATACAGAGAGCGTGTTATCGCAGAAAGAGCATCACAAAAATAACGGAGGTGGATATGAGAACACATTCTAGAGACAAGCCAAAAGGAGGACTAACACAGAATGAGTAGAGTTGGGAATCAGATCCCGACTCAATCAGTAATGCTGCCGTATGAGAAGTCTTACGGCGAAGAAGCAGTCCAGCTTTACAGCCTAAGCGGGAAAACATGCCAGGAATGGCAAGCCCTAACGCTCAGCGACATCATGGCGGTTAACGACGATGGCTTGTGGACGCACACGAAGTTCGGGTTTTCAGTTCCGCGAAGGAATGGCAAGACCGAGATACTGACACAGCGTGAGCTATGGGGCTTGTTTAATGGCGAGCATATCTTGCACACAGCGCATCTAACAGACACGGCCCACATCGCATGGGAGCGTCTGTTGGCTATGCTTGACGGGATAGGCATCAAGCCGAAATCATCGTATAAGGCATATGGCAAAGAACGCATAGAAATGAACAATGGAGCGGTCATCGACTTTAGAACGAGGACCTCTTCTGGCGCTCTTGGTTCCGGATATGACTTGTTAGTCATAGACGAGGCACAAGAGTACACCAAGGCGCAGCAGACGGCCTTGAACTACGTCGTATCATCGTCCAAGAATCCGCAGACGCTGATGTGTGGAACTCCGCCGACAGCGGTGTCCGCAGGCGACGTCTTCCGTGACTTTAGAGATAAGACCTTAGAAGGCGACTCTATTAACGGAGGATGGGCGGAGTGGTCAGTTGACCACAAGACCGATGTTAAGGACAAGAACGTGTGGTACGCGACATCGCCATCACTTGGAACGATCCTCACCGAGAGAATAATCCAAGACGAGATAAACGGCGATGATCTGGACTTCAATATTCAACGCTTAGGGCTCTGGATCAAATACAGTCAACAATCCGCCATAGCAGCTCCCGATTGGGATGAACTCAAGGTGGAAGTCACGCCGAAGCTCGCGCCTCCGATATTCGCAGGTGTCAAATTCGGGCGTGACGGCCAGAACGTGGTTCTCGCAGTCGCGGCTAAGACCGATGACGGCAAGATATTCGTCGAAGCCATTGATTGTAGGAACCAGAGAGACGGTAACGACTGGATCATCAACTTCCTAATGAAGTGCAAAGTGCAAGCAGTCTTGGTAGACGGTGCTTCCGGGCTTGAGACATTCCTCCGGGAATGCAAAGAGCAAAAGCTCAAGAACGCGAACGCGGCGACAGTTAAGGAAGTCATTCAGGCATCGTCAGACTTCGAGATCGCCATAGCTAACAAGACGCTTTGTCATTCAGGGCAACCTGGACTAAGACAGAGCGTAGTTAACTGCCAGCACCGATCAATCGGTTCCGGCGGCGGCTACGGCTATAAGACTCTAGACGACGACATCGAAGTCGCTCTGATAGAGGCTACAGTATTAGCGACTCACGCTTGCGACACGGTCAAGGTGGCCAAAAAGCAACGCGTTAGTTATTAAATTACGTTTACCGAGACGGATTGAAATCGGGGAAAGGACAAAAAACATGTTAGAAACAACAGAAAGCACATTCAAGGCCATTGAGACACAGGAAGAGCTTGACAACATCGTCAAGGAACGCTTGAAGAGAGAGCGCGAAGCGACCAACAAGCGCTATGAAGGTTGGATCTCACCATCTGACCATCAGAAAGCACTCGAAGAAGCTAAACAGACTCTCGAAGAGTACAAGAAGGCTCGTGAAACTGACGCTCGGACCATTGAAGACCTCACAGCGAAGAACACAGCATACGAGACGGCCTCGTTAAAGAGCCGGATAGCTCACGAGGTGGGGCTTTCACACGAATGGATAGGCCGTATCAGCGGAGAAGACGAGCAGTCTATCAGAGCTGACGCGGAATCCCTAAAGAAGCTAGTTGGAAACGGCGCACCGCTCCCGACTAAGAACCCAGAGTCGGGCGAAAAGCTTGATCCGTCAAAGACGGCATTCAAGTCAGTTTTGTCCGCGATCAAAAACGATTAATTTTTTAAGGAGGATGTAAAACATGGCATTCACATCAACAAAATTCCCTCACGAATTGGTGAGAGAGGTATTCACAGGCGCGAAGGGGAAGTCTTCTATCGCTAAGTTAGCAGAGCAGACACCTATCGCTTTTTCAGGAACAGACGTTATGGTCTTCTCCATGAGCGGAGAGGTCAACCTCGTAGCAGAGGGTGGGAAGAAGGGTTCTCACTCTGGATCTAATGACACCATCAAGATGGTTCCTCTCAAGATTGAATACGGTCAGAGAGTATCTGACGAGTTCATTCGTTGTTCAGAAGAGAAGCAGCTAGAATACCTCAGAGCTTTCTCTGAGGCATTCGCTGGCAAGATCGCTCGTGGTCTTGACATCATGGTTATGCACGGCACAAACCCTGCAACGGGTGCAGCCGCGACAGCTTTGATCGGCAAGAACTCCTTCGACACTAATGAGCATGTGACTCCAGTCAAATATTCAGCTCTTAATCCTGAAGCAAACATCGAGTCTGCTGTAGCCGCTATCGGTGACTACGACTTCAACGGCATCGCCATGAGCAAGACTTTCGCGGCAGACCTTGCTAAGCTAAAGGTAAACGGCGTTAAGCAGTACCCTGAGCTTGGTTGGGGTAATGCACCTGCATCCATCAACGGCGTTCCTGTTGACATCAACAGCACAGTTTCCGTTGTAGCGGGTGAGTATGCTTATGCAGGAGACTTCCAGAACGCTTTCAAGTGGGGCTATGCAGACATCATCAACTTCGATGTTATCGAGTATGGTGATCCAGATAACACAGCTGCAGACCTTAAGGGATACAATCAGGTTTATCTCCGTGCAGAAGCATGGATCGGTTGGGCTATTCTTGACGGTAGTGCTTTCGCAAGAATAGAGTCCTCTGAGTCCTAATGCGTTACCGTAACGTTAAGACCGGAGCGGTCGTGAATGTTGACTCCGAACTTGGGGGTTTGTGGGTTCCCGTTGATGCCAAGAAGCCTGAAAAGGCTACACCGGCACCAACGGTGCCAACCGCCGAGTCCGTAGAAGATGTCAAGAAAACTCCGGCACGAAAAAGAACCGCAAGAAAAACAAAGAAGTGACGAGGCGAGGAAAATGTCAGATTATGCAACAATTCAAGACGTTATCAATCTCAAAAGATCTCTCACCTCTGAAGAGCAGACCAGAGCAGGATATCTCATCCCGATCATTAGTAATCTGATCAGAGTTGAGGCACAGAGAACAGGCAGAGACTACGATCAAATGATCGTTGATACACCTATCCTCGCGGATGTGGCGAAGAGCGTAGTCTGCGATGTAGTTATGCGAGAGCTTAACACTCCCGGTACTCAGTTACCCGCTACCTCATATAGTGAGTGCGCAGGCGGTGTCACGCAGTCATACACACTTCCTAACTCAAGCGGAGCTATCAAGCTCTGGCCGTCAGATTTGAAAGCACTGGGATTGAGGGTTCAGAAGATAGATGCTCTTAACCTTATGAAAAGGGGGTGCTGATATGCTCCCTTCATGGTGTAGCCAGACGCTAACAATAGTTAAGCCAGGAACGACCACTTCAAGAGGTTCTACTGTATATGACTGGGAACACCCTGTATCAAGCACTGATATAGCCGGCTGCTCCGTTCAGCCTGCATCGGCAGGACTGTCGCAGGACGGACGAGTTCTGGGAATCAATCAGGGTTGGACGGCATACATTCCGGAAGGAACGGCGGTATCTGCAGGCGACCGCGTCATATATGAAGGCGAGACATACGAGATTAACGGAGAGCCTAAAGTATGGACTGGAGCCATGAGAACGAGCCATATTCAGCTCAACCTCGTCAGATGGGAGGGTTAATTATGGCAAAAAATGTTCGTATCGAATGGGATGATGCAGGATTCGTCGAGATACTCCAGTCGGAAGGTGTAAGAGAATTGGTTCTTTCGCAAGCTGAACGAATCGCAACAACAGCGACAGCTAATATCACGGAACCATCTGAAGGCTATACGGCTAACGCAGTCAAGAAGCCGACCAGATGGGTCGCCGGTGTAGCTACGACCGATGAGGCTAGTGTGAGAGCTGAATCCGAGAATAAAGCATTAAGCAGGGCGGTGTGATATGGAAATACGAAGAAGCGTTGATATAGAAAACATCGTCAGACTCGCTTTGACTGATTACTTCGTCGTCTATTGTAGACCTCTTCCTGCGAAGTTCAAAGTTCCTTGTATTGAAGTCCAGAGAGTCGGTGGTTCTGATAAGAACACCATCGACTCATTTGACATCGTTCTCGATGCCAGAGCAGAGACCGAAGAGAAAGCAGACGAACT